CTTCTTAATCGAAGGTAAACGGAAAGGGCCAGGGAAACTTGGCCCTTTTTTAACATGATCGAAAAAAAATTATTTGATGTAAACGCCCAGCAAGGCATCACACGCACCTGGCACTACAACACCGACACCGATGAAGTCACCATCCAGACCCAGCAAGATGTGACCGATGTCATTGAGGCCAACAAGGCCATCTACAACGCTGTGGATGAGAAAGCCAACTGGACTGGTGAGTGGCACTTGGTGGCATCCATCCCCGAATCCCTTTATTACAAGATGAAGGCCGAGGGCAAGATCGATGACCAGGAATACATGAAGCGCTGGCTTAATTCAAGCGACAATCAATTCTTTAGGACAAGACCTGGAAAAGTATGAACTACATTGCTGTATGCACACCGGCCCGTGATCAGGTCCACACCAACTACACCTACTGCATGGTCAATATGGTGGCCTATCACACACTCAACACCACAGATGCAATTAGTCTGAAATTGATGCAAGGCACGATTATCCAAAACCAAAGGGCTGACCTTTGCTTGGATGCTATGAAAGAAGGCTGCACACACATCCTTTTTATTGACTCTGACATGACATTCCCCCAGGACATGGTCCAGCGACTCTTAAAGCACGACAAAGAGATTGTGGCTGCCAACTGTGCCAGGCGCAGAATGCCCACCGGCCCAACTGCCCAGAACTATGACGAAAATGGCAAACGAATCCCCGTCTACACCATGCCAGAATCCACTGGATTGGAAGAGGTGGGAAGCATTGGAACGGGCATAATGCTGATCAAGCGCGAGGTGTTTGAGGGCATGAGCGAGCCATGGTTTGATATGCCTTGGCAGACCACACGGGGCTACATGGGTGAAGATGTGTTCTTTTGTAAGAAAGCGCAAGAGCTTGGCTATAAAGTCTACATCGACCATGATGTCTCAAAAGAAATTGGCCACATTGGCACGTTTGAATTTCGCCATGAACACACTTGGATTGTGAAAGAGGAAATGGAAAAAGAGGCCCAATAATGGCACTGACTACATACGCAGAATTAAAGACATCCATTGGTGACTGGCTTAATCGGTCGGACCTGACCACGGCCATCCCTGACTTTATCTCTCTGGCCGAGGCGCAAATCGAAAGAACGCTGCGCACCAGGCAGATGATCGTCAGGGCCAATGCGTCTTTTGATGCGCAATATGGCGCAGTGCCAAGTGACTTCTTAGAGACTAAATCCCTTAAGCTCACAAGCACAAACCCACAAACCCCATTGTCGTTTTTGAGCATTGACGCGCTAGATGCTGAGATGACCAAACACACGGCCAGTGGCAAACCCAAATTTTTTGGCATTGTTGGTGGCCAATTCAGAATTGTCCCAACACCAGACAGTAACTACACAACAGAGCTGACCTATTACGCAAAGTTGGCAAAGTTATCAAATGCCAACACCAGCAATTGGCTTTTGTCTTCAAGCCCTGACATTTATCTTTATGGATCACTCTTGCAGGCTGCGCCATACTTGCAAGATGATGCGAGAATCCAGACATGGGCAACACTCTATGAGCGAGCCTTGAACGATTTACAAACAGCTGATGATCGCGGTGCATCTTCTGGTGGTGCATTGCTGACCCGTGCAAAGACTTTTGGATAAGGACTGATATGTCATCTTTTACCGACTACACCGAAAACCTAGTTTTAACGTATTTGCTGACCACTGGCTCTGCCACACGCCCCACGGCTTGGTATGTCGGTCTATTCACGGCTGCGCCCAGTGACACGGGTGGCGGCACTGAGGTGTCTGGTAACGCCTATGCGCGGGTGGTGACTGGCACGATCACTGTTTCTGGCACAAGCCCCACAAACGCAACCAATGACGCAGCCATTGAGTTTGCAGCTGCAAGCGGTGGCAACTGGGGATCAATTGGCTGGGCAGGCATCTTTGATGCATCCACATCTGGCAATCTATTAGCTTGGGCAGCGCTGAGTACAGCTCGCACCATCAATGATGGCGATGTGCTGCGCATCCCAGCTGGCGACCTTGACGTTACCCTGACATGACATGGCAGCCTATGGTCTTGGCCCGTATGGCAAAGGGAATTGGTCTTATGGCGTAAGCCTTGGGGCAGCAACCTTTGCCGCGTCTAGCACTGCGGCATTTTCAGCAAAACGCATCTGCATAGGTGCGTTTTCTGTTTCAGCCTCTAGCACAGAGACAGTCGCGGCCAATGTCGTCAAGACGGCATCATTCTCGGTTTCAGCATCTAGCAGTGCATCAGCTGCTGCACAAAGAGTGGCGGTGGCGCAGGCCACAGTATCAAGCGCCAGCACCATGGCCGCAAATGCGGTGCGGTATGCCATAGGTGCATCGACCTTTGCGGCAAGCTCTAGCACGAGCTTTGCGGCCATTAGGGTGGCCATTGGTGCATTCACATCAGTAGATGAAAGCGCCATGTCTGTGGCGGCCATCAGGGTCCCACTGATACAGATTCTGATTGAAGACTTTGGCGTAATGACTGTGTCCACCAGCGTGGTGATTAGTCAGGCGATTACGATTGAGGCTGAATCTTCTGTATCTATAAACGCAAATAGCAGACTAAGCCTGGCGCTTGATTTCACTTGCCAGTCATCCATGACTGTCGATGGCAATCTAAAATGGGTGGCAGAGAGTGATACGGCTGAGACATGGAATGCAATCTCTGATAACTCAGAGACCTGGACACCGATCACAGACACATCAGAAACATGGGCCGCAATTGATGACACCAGTGAATCTTGGTCTCCAATTGCGGATAATAGCGAATCTTGGCAAATTGCCGCATGAGGTGAAATATGGCTGATACAACCACCACGAATCTATTACTTACAAAACCCGAAGTCGGTGCATCCACCGACACCTGGGGAACAAAGGTCAATGCCGACCTAGACACCATTGACGCATTGTTTGATGCCGGCCCATTACTTAAAGTGACCAAGGGTGGCACCGGTGTTGGCACAAGCACAGGATCAGGCAACAATGTGTTGTCAACAAGTCCCACTTTGGTGACTCCTATCCTTGGAACACCTACTAGCGCAACATTAACAAACGCTACAGGGCTTCCAATCTCTACTGGTGTGTCTGGTCTAGGAACAGGTGTAGCAACGGCTCTAGCGGTCAATGTAGGCTCTTCTGGCGCACCTTTGGTTAATGGTGGTGTGCTTGGTACTCCATCAAGCGGTACTGTTACTAATCTTACTGGTACTGCCTCTATCAATATCAATGGAACTGTTGGTGCTACCACAGCCAATACTGGTGCGTTTACATCATTAACAGCGACAAGCGGTGTTATATCTGCAAACACATCATCTGCCGCTCTGCGTATTACTCAAACAGGTTCAGGTAATGCACTTCTTGTAGAAGATTCTGCGAACCCTGATTCAACGCCTTTTGTTGTGGCGGCAGATGGTCAAACACGCATTGGTAGTTTGACAAGTTACAACACTGTTTATGGGACATCACAATTTGCTCCGGGCTTGCAACTCTACAACACATCTGGCACTGGCGGTTTTTATCGCTATTCTGCGGATACTGACGGCCCTGCGTTAGTGTTGTCAAAAAGCCGTAGCGCAACCACTGGAACGCAAACAGTCGTTAACTCATCGGATACGCTTGGTTATATTGGTTTTGCAGGTTCTGACGGCACTAACTTCACCACAGGCGCAACAATCACAGCCGCAGTTGACGGAACTCCCGGCACAGGTGATATGCCCGGACGTTTGTTGTTCGCCACCACTGCTGATGGTGCATCAAGTCCTACTGAACGGATGCGTATTGATAGTGCGGGTCAAGTTGGGATTGGTGCAACACCAGCCGCAGGTCGTACATTAACTATTTCAAAAAATATAACAGGCTCAGTCAATAGTAGAGGTATATTTAATAATGGAATTGTGCAATCAGATGCAACTAGCCAAGCATTTTATTACGCTACAGTAAGCCAAACTGCCGCTACCGCATTTACTCTTGCTAACTTAACGCACTATTACGCCAATCAAGGGACAATTGGGGCGGGATCAACAGTAACTAGCCAATATGGTTTTGCCGCAGAAAACACTCTTATAGGCGCAACAAACAACTACGGCTTCTACGGAAACATTGCAAGCGGTACAGGTCGTTATAACCTGTACATGGCAGGAACTGCTGATAACTATTTAGCGGGTTCATTGGGTATTGGTGCAACGCCAACAGCAGGTTTTACGCTTGACATTACAAAAGCCCTAACAGGTGCTACATCAGCATACACAGTTAACGCACGAATTAACCCTGATGCTACTGTTACGGTTTCGGCTTATGGGTATGGTACTTATGCAATCAATGGCGTTGGTACAGGTACAACAAATATTGTGCATTATTACGCAAATCAAGGCCCATATTCAGGAACGGCTCCAACAAATCAATACGGGTTTTTTGCGGCATCTTCATTAACAGGCGGTACAAACAACTTTGGTTTTTATAGTGGTATTGCATCAGGTACAGGACGCTGGAACTTCTATGCCGCAGGTACTGCCGCTAACTACTTTGCTGGCAACGTAGGTATCGGAACAACCACAACAACCAACAAGTTAGAGATTGGCGGTTCTGGTGACTCAATCATGCGATTGTTGGCGGCTGGACAAGCTAATGGTTTAGAGATTGGGCAATTAACTGCTGATGGCAGTAGTAAGATTTTTGTTGCCAATAACAATTTCTTGGCTATTGGTACTAACAATACAGAGCGTTTACGTATTTCAAGCACAGGAAATGTTGGTATTGGTGCAACTGCAAATGCTTCAGCACTGCTAGACGTTCAAAGCACTACCAAGGGCGTGAGGATGCCCAACATGACCACTACAGAGAAGAACGCTATTTCTAGCCCTGCTGCGGGTTTAATAGTATTCGACACCACACTCGCAAAGCTCTGTGTTTACAGCGGTTCTGCTTGGCAAACAATCACTTCAGTTTAATTAACCAAAGGAGCAATCATGCAACTAATCGTAGAACTCACAGCAGAACAATATGCCCGTTACAAAGCGGGTTTTAAGAAGTTACAACAACTTGAGGAAGACGCAACTGATGAGCAGTTAATTGCTCAACTAAAGCGTGAAGCATCTGCTATCACTTATGCAGCAGAGATTGGTTCTGAAGACGGAACTGGTTGGGCTTTCTAAGGAATAACATGAAGCTAGAACTTGATGTGAATGAGATAAATTTTGTCTTACAAACACTTGGTGAGTTACCAAGTAAATCTGGCGTATGGCCTTTAATTCTTAAGATTAAAGAGCAGGCAGAAGCGCAAGTTTCTAAAGAAGCACCAGCTGCTGAGTGATCATGGATGCTGATCTTGACAAGAGATTGTCTATTCACGAAGTTGTTTGCCTTGAAAGATACAACAACATAGACAAGTCACTGCGTGATGGTGATAAGCGCATGACGAAGATTGAATACCTTTTGTATGGGGTAATTCTTTGCGTGTTGTTTGGCCCAGGTGTGGCTGCCGAATTCGTTAAGAAAATATTCGGGCTATGAAAGATTGGGCCGTGGCAATCATTGCTGCGGCCTCACTGGTGGCCACCATCATTTGGTGCTTCACTGTCATCATTTTGTTTTGGCCATGATCTATGCTCTGGTCCTATTGGCAGCCATTGAGTACAGATGCACTAGGTGGACTTGGACCGGTGATGTCTACAATCGGAGGGTTGTCTGCATTAAGTGGGAAAAGGTAGAACGGAAATGATCGTGGACCCTCTAACAGCCCTGGCGGGGATACAAAACGCCATCAGCATGGTCAAAAAGGCCAGCAAGGTGGCCAATGATCTAGGCTCACTTGCCCCAATGATTGGCAAGATGTTTGATGCCAAGAGTGTGGCCACTAAGGCCCTGCTCGATGCCAAGAAAAACAAAAAAGGCTCAAACATGGGCCAGGCGCTCCAGATCGAGATGGCACTGGAGCAGGCCAGAGCCTTTGAGGAAGAGCTGAAGATGCTCTTCATGCAATCTGGAAAGATTGATGTCTGGAACAAGATCAAGGCCCGTCAGGACCAGATGGACATCGATGACGCGAGAGAACTGCGGTCTTTAGAGAAGGCAGAGAAAGCGGCAAAAAAGAAAGAGGAAGAGATGAATGAGCTGGCCATGATCATTGGCGGTGTGGCTTTTGTCTTGTTCCTGGTGGCCATTGGCATCAATGAATTGATGGAGTTTTGTGCAACCACCAGAAGGTGTGGTCGGTGAATGAATATCAGAAGACCTTTGACCTCTGCCTCAAGATATTCGTTTACGGGTGTGTGGCTTTATGGGTGCTTGGTTTTCTGAAGTTTTTGCCCGATGACTTGTCGGACCGGATCGTTAATCTACTGCTTGGTAGGATAGGATTAGGCAAATGAGATATTTACTGCTTCTGTTACTGCTGACTGGCTGCGAAGACCGCTATCGGTACAAGTGCCAGAATCCTGACCATTTCCACGCACCAGAGTGTCAGAAGCCAAAGTGCTTATTTACTCAGCAGTGTCCAGAGTACCTGGTCGCGCCCATACTTGAAAAGAAGGTGAATGATGTCCAGCCAGAAGCAAAATCTAACCCCTGACGAGATCGAGGTCAGAGTCTGGGGTTTTGTGGTCATTGCGGTCACTTGCATTCTTTGCTTCATTGTGGTGGCGCTTTTGTACTCAGTGACTTTTGTGACCCAGCCCATCAAGAGCATGGCCCCAATTGACCAGGCTTACACCAAGATGCTCAACGACATTGTTCTTTTGATTGTTGGCGGCATTGGTGCGGTGATGGGCAAAAAGGCTGTGGGGTCTGCTGCCAAGGCTTTTGGCAATTCACCACCCATGCAGCCCATGGGCCAGCCGATGTGCCAGCCCATGCAAGGCTATGGCCAACAATACGGCTACAGCAACAATCACGGGTTTACATCTAGCACCAACGGCATTCCATCACAGCCCTTTGGCGCGATGCCGACATGGACCAACCCAGAGCTTGATGAGTCATGGACTCCTGGTCCACCACCAGACACGCCACCGGACCATCTTGAGGATGACCATGAGCGCATTCAACTGGCAGCTGCCAGACAGGAGTCAGAATAATGCTGCCAATACCCTTACCTTGGCTCATTATTGGTGTCTTGGTCTCACTATTCGGCTCATACCGAGTGGGCCACCACTATGGGTGGCTGGAGCGCGACAATGACATGAAGATTGCCATTGCCCAAAAGAATGAGGAATCCAGAGCTACCGAGCAAAAACTTAATGAGCAATTGAATGCAAACGCAACCAAGTTACAGGAGACCACCAATGTCATCAATCAAAAGCAGTCTGCCCTTGATCGTGCTATTCGCGCTGGTAGGGTGCGCATCTCAGCCCCCAGTTGTGTTCAAGCCAGTGCAAGTGCCACCACTGCCCCCACAGATAGCCAAGAAACAGGAAGCCAACCTGACAGACCGGCTGACCCAGCTCCTGATGCCGAGCGAGAAACCCTCCAAGCCATTGCCGAAATAGTGGCCCAAGGCGACAGGAACACGGCCCAGCTCAATGCCTGCATTGATGCTTATAACGAAGTAAGGAGTTTGGTCAATGGTCAATGAAGCACAACTGGCACGGCTGCACATCGGCCCACAGTGGGTCGATGCACTCAATGAGACATTCCAGCGCTTTGACATTTCAACGCCATTGCGCCAGGCTGCCTTTATTGGCCAGTGTGGCCATGAGTGTGGCAACTTCAGAATCTTGGAAGAGAACTTGAATTACAGGGCCGAGGCTTTGCAAAAGCTCTGGCCCAAGCGCTTTGACGCTGCCAAAGCCCAAGCCTGCGCCAGAAACCCCAAGCTTATTGCCAACACTGTCTACAGCAGCCGCATGGGCAACAGGGATGAGGCTTCTGGGGATGGGTATCGGTTTAGAGGCCGTGGTTGCATTCAATTGACTGGGTCGGCCAACTACCACCACGCAGGCAAGGCGCTTGGCGTGGACCTGATCATGCAGCCAGAGCTGGTGGCCACACCTCAGTATGCTGCGCTGACTGCGGGATGGTTTTGGGACACCCACAAGCTCAACCAGTATGCAGACAGCCAGGACTATAAAACCATGACCAAAAAGATCAATGGCGGTTTTATTGGCCTGGATGACCGGATCAAACACATCAACCATGCGCTGTCTGTCCTGACATAATTGGCCATGACCACAAAGCAGCAATTAGAGACCCCATCAATACCCAGTCTGGGCTTCCCCCCAGAAGGGTATGAGCGCAGGCACTTTAATGAGAACTATGGCTCTTTGAATGGGTACTTTAGAAAGCTGACCACCATCCTTGGGTCTCTGTTTGGACCAAGGGGCGGCAAGTTTATGAACAACCCCTATGGGGCTTTTCAAGACTCAACGAATCAAACGGCAGCAAACACCACCACGGCCTATGCCATCACATTGAACACGACAGACTTTTCTAATAATGTGACTTTGGCTAGTGGATCGAGATTGACTGTGGCAGATGCTGGAATCTGGAACTGTCAGTTTTCCATTCAAATGAAGAACACGACCAATGACACGCAAGACGCTGAAATCTGGTTTAGAAAGAATGGGACAAACATTGACAACTCAAACAGTAGATTCAATCTGTCCCCCAGAAAATCATCAGGCGATCCAAGTCACACCATTGCAGCCTTGAATTTCTTTGTCAGCATGAACAGCACTGACTATATTGAGATAATGTGGCGGGTGAGCGATGTTGGTGTCTCCATTGAGCAATACGCTGCTGGAACAAGCCCCACACGGCCAGCCACTCCATCGGCCATCGTCACGATGAGCTTTGTGTCAAACATTACATAATTGTCATCATGTACATACCACTCAAATTACCCCCAGGCATCTACAGAAACGGCACAGAGTACCAGTCAGCAGGCCGATGGTTTGATGCGAACTTGGTGCGCTGGTACGAGAACACTTTGCGGCCCATGGGTGGCTGGAGAAAGCGCTCATCGACCCAGATCAGCGGAATGTGCCGAGGCTTCTTAAACTGGCGCGACAATAGCGCCACGCGCTGGACCGGCCTTGGCACGCACTCCAAGCTCTACGCCATGAGCGAGTCTGGCACGATCAAGGAAATCACACCGACCAGCTTTACAGCCGGCATTGCAGATGCCATTGTCAAGACGGGCTATGGTTACAGTGATTACGGCAAATTCAGCTATGGCGTGGCCAGACCTGATTTGGGGTCAATCACTCCGGCCACCACATGGTCCATGGACACTTGGGGTGAGTATTTAATTGCCTGCTCCAATGCCGATGGCAAGCTCTATGAGTGGCAATTAGGCTTTAGCACACCCACCATAGCAGCGGTTATCACCAACGCGCCTACAAGCAATAAGGCGGTCTTGGTGACTGCCGAGCGAATCATGTTCGCCCTTGGCGCTGGTGGCAATCCAAGAAAAGTGCAGTGGTGCGACCAAGAGAACAATACAGTTTGGACACCGGCAGGCGACAACCAGGCTGGCGACTATGAGCTGGCCACACCTGGCACTCTCATTGCCGGCAAGCGGGTCAAGGGTATCAATTTGCTTTTCACCGATGTGGATGTCCACACGGCCCAGTATGTGGGCGCTCCATTTGTCTATGGCTTTGAGAAGGCTGGAAGTGGCTGCGGATTGATTTCAGCCCAGTCTGTGGCGGCCATTGACACTGCTGCCATTTGGATGAGCAAGGCAGGCTTCTGGATTTATGACGGCTATGTCAAGCCACTGCCAAGTGATGTGTCGGACTATGTCTTTGGCAATATGAACTTCAATCAGTCATCCAAGGTCTATGCGGTCCACAACAGCCAGTATGGTGAGATTTGGTGGTATTACCCTAGCAGCTCAAGCAATGAAAATGACAGCTACTGCACTTTCAATTACAGAGAAAATCACTGGAACATAGGCTCATTGGCCCGTACTGCTGGCACTGATGCCGGAGTGTTTACTAACCCCATGGCGGTTTCTACTGACGGCTACGTCTATGAGCATGAGGTGGGTTTCTCTTATGACGATGCCAGCATCTATGCCGAAAGTGGCCCAGTCCAATTGGGCAATGGCGACAACATCATGTCTGTCAGGCAAGTAGTGCCAGATGAGCAGACACTGGGTGAGGCGGTGGTGTCATTTAAAACCCGAAATTACCCCACTGGCACGCAATCTACATTTGGCCCATACACGGCAGCCAACCCCACTGATGTGCGCTTTGCGGCTCGCCAGGTCAATGTGAAGGTGACTGGTGCGGTATTGGCTGACTGGCGCATTGGGATAATGAGACTTGATGCTATTCCCTCTGGAAAGAGATGAGCGACCAAGAACAACTGGAAAGACTGCGCCACCATGTGGAGGCGGCATTAGAATATAGCGGAGGCACACACAATTTTGACGATGTCGCTGAGATGGTCGAGGGTCACAGATTACAGCTGTGGCCGGCCAAGGACTCGGTGGTATTAACCGAGATCGTTGTCTATCCCAGGCTAAAGAATTTGCACTATTTCTTAGCTGGTGGAGACCTAGACGAACTCTCAAGGATGAGACCATTGATCGAATCCTGGGGCAAGTCTATTGGCTGCACCAGAGTGACCTTGGCAGGCCGAAGAGGCTGGGTCAAGACATTTTTAAAAAATGAGGGTTACAGTCCACAATGGTCTGTAATGGCAAAGGAACTTTAGGGGAATAGATATGGCAACTTCACCGGCACTAGCATGGTCATTGGCTAACGGCATCAGTCAAGAGCAATACGACAAAAGCATTGTTGACGCAATCAAACAGGGCGAGGCTCAAGGCTTGAGCGATGCTCAGTTTGAGAGCTTGATGAATCAATATCAGATCAGCGCTGCTGATGTGGCCCGTGCCACTCAGTCAACGCCTGCGATCATTCAAGCCCGTATGGAAGCGGCAACGCCCACAACGGCCACTGAGATTGCCTACAACCAGGCAGCCATGGATGAGCTGGCAGCGCGTGAAGCGCAGTGGGCTAATCAGCAAAAACAAAATGAAATCAAATGGGCCGCGCAGCAGCAGACCAACACGACCAACTGGGCTGCCCAGCAAAGAGCCAATGAACTTGCATGGGCCGAGCAGCAGCGCTTGAATGCTTTGAAGAATCAGCAGCAGATTGCTGCCAATGAAAAGGCTTATCAGGATTATTTGGCCAGTCAAGCCAAGTTGGCAGCAGAGCAGGCTACAAAGACCACAGGCTTTCAGACCAGTGCAGGCACAATGCCATTTGCAAATGCGACCCAAGGCTTTGCGCAGAACTTTCAGAACTACCAATCCATTGCACCTGGCGCGCAATACAACCCAGCCGTGATGGCTGGTGGCGCATCCCCTTACAGTCTGATCATGGGCCAGATGAAGCCCATGGGCAATCCATACGCTGGCGTGGTCGCAGGCCAAGCAATGGGTGGCTACAACCCTGGTCTATATGACCAGATTGCGGCTGCCAATTTGGCCAAGGCCGAGGCAGCAAAACTGGCTACTGGGAATACTATTATTGAAAGCGGTGGTGATGGTAATGCCACAGACGGGGGCGTTGGTGAAAGTGTCAGTGGCACTTATAACCAAGGCGGCATGGTCGATGGCTTGTTTGGCATGAACCCACCTGGTCCAGATGATGGCGCTGGATACCTAGATCGCGGTGAATATGTGATCAAGAAGTCTTCAGTCAATAAGTATGGCCGTGGACTCTTGGACATGATCAACGAAGGCAAAGTGCCTGCCAAGAAATTAAAGTCTTTACTGGGTTAAAGGAAAGAATATGTCAAAAGGTGGAACAACTACAAGCACAAGCTCCATTGATCCTCAGATCAAAGAAGCATTCTTGGCCAACTTTCAGCAGGCCCAAGGTGTGGCCGGTGCATTGCCGGTCCAGCAGTTTGCTGGGTACAACCCAATGTACCAGGCGGGCGAGGAGGCTCTGGTTAACACCGGCCTTGCTGGCCCAGGCATCACTGGCACAGACTTGGCAGCGCAGATGGCCGCTTATGGCGGCGTCTATCAGCCTGCACAACTTACAGCGCAGCAGACTAATCTAGGTCTTGGCCAAGGTGCAGGCACTATTGGTTCTTACATGAACCCATACACAGAGCAAGTGCGCACCAACGCATTGGCTGACTTGGAGTCTGCAAGACGCGCTGCCATCCAGCAGACTGGTGAACGTGCAACTGCTGCCCGTGCATTTGGTGGATCACGCCAAGGTGTGGCCGAGGCTTTGACTAACCAAGGGTTTGCCAAGCAGGCTGCCAACCTTGGGACAACTTTGAACGAGCAGGCATTTAACCAAGCCATGGCCATGCAGCAGGCCGACATTGCGCGCAGATCAGCAGCCGACATTGCCAATCAGCAAGCCGGCTTGCAAGGTGCGCAATTGCGCTTGGGCGGTGCAAGCCAGCTCGGTAATTTGGCTGCACAACAACAAGCATTGCGTCTTGGTGGCGCTCAAGCTGTCATGGGCGCTGGCGGTGCGCGTCAGGCTTTGGACCAGCAGCAAATGGATGCCATTCGCAACATTGGTTTGCAGCGCCTTGGTGTGGTCCAGTCTTCACTGGGTGCGCAGCCTGCCAATCTTGGCCAAGTGGCGACAACGCCATATAGCCAGAATGTCGGTGCTGGCCTATTAGGCGGTGCATTGGCTGGCTCTCAATTGGCTGGTGTTGCCGGTCTCACTGGCGGCACTGGTGCAGCTCTTGGTGCATTGGCATCCTTGATCTGACATGAGAAACACTCCAACCCCAGAGCCACAACGCTACGCTGACGCGCAGCTCATGGCTTTGCTTGATCCATCAAGCAAGCGTGACACCATCCTGATCACGCCTGGATCACCAATGCCCTCGCGCATTCCTGATGGGCTGACAGTGGCTGAGACAAGCCGAGGCATTGTGATCACCAGTGATCCAGCAAAGGTCAAGATCATTGACCAAGGGTCTGAGAAAGATGTGGGCATGGCGCTATTTGGCTATGCATACGATCAGGCCAAAGGCTTTGACAATGTGGCGGTGGCCATGGATAGAAGTGGCATTCCGGTGGCAGAACTAGCCATTAAGCCTGGTCAAGAAAGACGGGCCATGAGGGCTGCATCTTTACTTGCACCAGATACAGGATCAACTAACATGATGAGCAGAGGCGATGTGGTCAATACCCGCCTCAGAGGTTTATTGGATTAAGGTGGAAATATGGCTACTCAATTTGATTTTGCAAGTTTAGGCAATATGTTTGGCGGTGGCGGTGTGCCAACGGGTCTTGATGCATTGCTGACAGAAGATCAGCGCAAGCTCTTGGGCCGTAATGCTGCACTGTCAGCAGCCGGTGCACTCTTGCAGGCCAGTGGCCGAAGTGCAGTCCCAATCAGCATGGGCCAAGCACTTGGATCAGCTTTGCAGGCAGGCCAGCAAGGTTATCAGCAGGCTAGAGCCGGATCATTGCAAGATTTAATGCTTGGTGAAAAGCTGAAAGAAAGCCAACGCGCAGCTAAAGCTGAAGCTGATTTTTACAAATTGTTTGAAGCGCCACAAGCTGCACCAATGCAGCCATTGACTGGTGAGTCAGTTTCGATAATGGAGCCAGCGCCTGCACCAATCAATCCATTGGCTAATCTGAATCCACAGCAAATGGCCTTAGTTCGCACTCTTGGCCGTGAGAAGGGTACTCAGTATTTGCTTGAAACTATGAAGCCACAAGAAACAGTGGGTCAACCATTTTTAGGTAAAGACAATAAGTATTACATTCAGACCAAAACTGGCGGTGTTATTCCAGCACCTATCGCCCCAGCGGCCAAGCCGGTTGGTCCGCCACAGCAAGTATTAGGTGCTGACAGAAAGCCTGCTTTAGTGCAATATTACGATGATGGCACTTACAAACCAGTTGGCGGTGTATCTCCATTGATACCACCGGAAAAAGTTGACACGGGTGCTGGAATTCAATTTATTGACCCTTATGCTCAAGCGCCTGGATCAGTAATCCCCAAAACTTTAGCGCCACAAGTTGTGGGGAATGCTGAAGATGGGTTTTATGTTGTTGGTGGTGGCGCTGGTGCTAGACCTCGCCCAGCAGCTGGTGCAGCTCCAGCCCCAGTGGTTGGTGCGGCCCCAGCAGCGGCAGGCCAAGCTCCGGCAGCAGCTCCGGCAGCGGCTCCGGCAGCGGCTGGACCAGTGCCACTAATCCCTGGCACTGGAAAATCATATGCAAGAGAAAAAGATTTAAGGGCTACTTTCACAACTGAAATGAAGCCGTTTACAGATTTGGCTCAAGCCTTTAGAAAAGTTGAAGCAGCGGCATTAAACCCGTCAGCGGCTGGAGACATTTCATTGGTTTATGGCTACATGAAAATCCTAGACCCAGGCTCAACTGTTATGCAGGGTGAACAGGCCACAGCGGCAAATGCTGGTGGAGTTTCAGACAGGGTCAGAGCTATGTACAACAAGGCTTTGACCGGAGAGACCTTGGCCGACAATGTTAGGCAAGACTTTTATGCTCAGTCAAGAAATCTGATTGAGTCTCAAAGACCATTGCAGCAAGACATATCAGAGAGATACGGCCTAATTGCTACACAAAACAAATTAGACCCAAATCAAATTGTTTTTGACCCATTCAAGCGGATCAAAACACCAGCAGAAATTGCTGCTGAAGCTGCTAAAGAAAAAGAAAAAGACAAAAAGAAAAAGCCAGCTTCATATAACAGTACATACAACCTTTTACCAAGGAACTGATGATGGCCACGATGTCAAATATTGAGAGATTGCAAGAAAATGTGCGCAGAATGCAAGAGCAAAATGCGCCTGCAAATGATGTTATCGGCTATCTCAAATCTGAAGGATTTACCCCAACCAAATTTGAAGCAGCAGTCGCAAGCTCCAGAAAGTTAGGCGGTCCACCCGTAGAGGCTGGGTTTGGTCGGTCAGTTTTGCAAGGTCTTAGTTTCAACTTTGCCGATGAAATTGAAGCGGCATTGCGGTCTGGGTCTTTTTCAAACAAAGAATATGAAAACCAACTGGCAAGAGTCCGAGCTGGGATTAAAGAGTATGAGCAGCAATACCCTGGTCGAGCATTTGCTGGTGAGATGATTGGCGGTTTAGCCCCCACAGCTGCTGCGCTCATTGCCGCACCATTTACTGGTGGGGCCACAGCCCCAGCTGCCATTGCCGGTGCAACACGCATGGCAACCAAAGTGCCAACTCTTGGAGGCATTGCCTTGCGTGGTGCGGGGTATGGCGCTGCGTCAGGTGCTGTTTCTGGCGCTGGTGGCGCTGAAGGTGGATTGGAAAAAAGATTAGCAGGCGCTGGTATAGGCGGTGCAACTGGTGCGGCATTTGGTGGTGCAAGTCCAGTGGTTACTCAGGCGGTAAGCTCAGGTGGTAAGGCGATTAAAAGAGTTTTCAAACCGACTCGGCCAGAAGATGCATTAAACAAAGCGCAAGAACTTATTGCAAAGAAGCTGGCCCAAGAGGGGATCGACCCAGCGCAATTGGCGCGTCAACAAGAATTAAGAAATCTCACACTAGGTGCAAAAGACGAAACCTTGGCAGATTATGGTGGCGAGTCAATGAGGCGCTTGGCCCGTGGCGCTATGGCCATTCCACAATCCGCACAAACTGAAACGCGCCAAATGCTGATTGAACGTGCCAGGGGTGCAGGCCCAAGGGTTACACAAGACATCACTGACCTCACAGCAGTAGGTGCGCGTGATATTCAAGAGGTGGCCAATGAAATTATCAGTAATCGGTCCAAGTTAGCAGCCCCACTTTATGACGAGGCCAGAAGCGCTGGACAGATAAGCTCGCCCGAACTTAATAATTTGCTGACCAAATCAAAGGACATCCAGCAGGCCATTGGCGATGCAAGACGATTGCCCCAGTTTGCAGATTTGCCTGACAACGACATGGTCATGCTAGACAAGGCTTACAAATATGTTGGCGGCATTGCAAATGAAGCAAGAAAAGCTGGCAAAACTAATCGTGCAAATGACCTTGATGAATTGCGCGTTAATTTGCTTGATGCAATTAAAAAAGAAGTGCCAGTCTATGGCAAAGCGGTAAAAATCTTTGCAGATGAGTCTGTATTAAATGACGCGCTTGAAGCTGGATCAAAAAAGTTTCTAAAGAAAAAACCGTCAGAAATAAACAGAGAACTTGCCAAATTTTCAGACGATTCAGAAAGGCAGATGTATCGTTTAGGTGCAATTCAGTCTGTGCGAGATGACATTTATGCCACACCGGAAATGTCAGACATTGCCAACAAATACTTAAATTCCCGCGAAATGCGTGATCGTATGCGCACAGTATTTAACTCTGAAGGCGAATACGAGGCTTTTGTTAAAAATCTTGAGCGTGAGCGCCAAATGGCAATCACTCGATCACGCATTGAGGGTGGCTCACAAACAACGCCAATTGCACAAGATATTGCTGAACTGGCTGGGCCTGCACCATCTGAGATCATCTCTGCTGGCAGTCAACTAATGCGTGGCGACCTTATCGGTGGCGGTCTAAACTTGGTGGGCCAGTTGGCTCCAAGGCTCCAAGGCATGAATGAGAATGTGGCCGAGCAAGTAGCGAGAAATGTTTTAAATCCTAGTTTTGCACAGCAGCAACAACTTTTGACCAGCCTGTCACCAGTGATGGATGAGCTTAGAAGGCGAGCATTACAGCAGCAAACCCGTGCAGCTGGCGTGTCTACTAGTGCTGGTCAATTTGTGCCAGGCTTGTTGGCCGAATAACTAACCCCCAAAAAACGCGGCCACAAGTGGGTCGCGTTTAACGACCCGTCTTTTTTGCCTGCGTCTGGCCAAGCCAAAGTCTTTGTCATCTGCTGACATTTTCTCGCGGTATTTTTTGATGCGCTCTGAGCCTGGCACGGGACCAGGTGCTTGAGCGTCTTCACCATCACCCCATGACCACAGAGGCCGCCACTGGCCATTGGCGCTCACTCTGGTGTATCCAGAGATATAGACCAAGTCATGGCGGTGCAAGTCAAACAGAATCCTCGCAGCACTGCGTCTGGCACAAAAGCACAGCTTGGCCAAGTCAAGGTCTGACAGATTGCCTTTCTTTTGAAGCGCTGCCTCGATGGCAGGCTCTACACGGGGTTTTAAGCCTCTGGCCATGTGCTGGTCTCCATTCGGGCTTTTAAGCGCTCCAGCATTGTTTTGACAACGTATGCATGGGTTCTGACATCCTTATTGATGGCGTACCCATAAATCTCCGGATCGACCATGGCGCGGACCAGGTCAAGACAGGCTTCAAGGGCCAGGGGTAGTTCTTTATCGTTCATTGAACTTCTCCAGTGCAGACACCTCAATATGATCAACCAGGCTTTGCAGAAACATGTGGGCGACATCGACATCAGTGCCAGCGATGTATGCATTATTGAGGGTCATGCACTCTTCAATATTTGGCTCATAGGGTGCGCCAAAGGAATCAACTGATCCCTTTTCTTCTGGGCTGTATTCCAAGAAGCAGACCAGGTCCACATCTTCAATGCAGCACTCGAACTGGAACAATTCTTTGGGGCAGTTAGGTGTGCGGCTGTATGTCATGCTTGGTCCTTTGTGTAAAGCGCAATTGGCTTATATACGCTTGAAGGTTTTTTCCATCGGAAATATCGGTGACCAGCTGCGTTCTCACAAAGGTATGCAACTGGCTCTGAAATTGTTATTGAGATTACGCCAGTCTGGCTGGGTGTTGGTTGTTTTAAGTATTGGGCATAAACACGATCAGCAACAAGGGAAGCGAAGTGTTCAATGTCACCATGCAAGGTCAGGCCATTGGCCTCAATCAGCTCAATAATTTCGTCTTGTGTCAACATAATTGATCCTATCCGCGCCAAGCCAACATCACGCCAATGCCACCAAAGATGATGATGGCCAAGGTCCATTCGATCAGGGCTGTAATGATTTTCTGTTTCATCGGTTTCTTTCGTTTGTGGTTTAAATAGCGTATTGGTCTAATGTTTTATGGCACTTTGCAATTTGCTCTTCTGCCATAAATACATATTCAGTGTGGCCATCAAAGCGGCCCAGTCTCTCTTTTGTTTGCTGGTCAATCTTTGTCCCAATTGCCAGCAACTCTTTTTCAACTTTTCCAGCTTCAACTTCTATTTTTGTAAATCTGATAACTTTGAAGTCAAAACCCGATTTGCGCATGTTGTCATACATGCGCTGCATGATTCGACCATCAGAGGAAATGCCAACTTTGTAAACATTTTCAAATTCAGGGTCTAAAACTTTGGCCAAATACACAATGTTTCTTTTGTGATTTGTTTCCATGTGGGCGCTGATTCGTGTCCAGATTCCAAGTTTTCTAGCAGTAGCATAAGCACCACCATGAAAATCCTGAAAATCAACTTTTCTGGTGTATTGCTTTGCCAGCTCTTCAAGTTTCTCAACAGTCCAATTTGTGTAACTCATAATTTGTCTCCGTCATCACAAACAGATTGTGACTGAATTAAATTATCTTGCAAGAAGTAATTCTGTCCATGTTGTTTTTTTACATATACCGCAATTAGAATGCGGCCATGGAATCAATTCACACAATACGCGCAAGGGCCAAGGCTCACAAGATCACCATGGCTGCGGTGTGCGAGGAGGCTGGCATCCAACAGTCCCAGGTCAGCCGGTGGCTGAGTGGGACTGTGGAGCCATTGTGGACATCAGTCAATCAATTGCACTTGGCGCTCAATAAACTGATTCAAGAATCACCAGTCACTGTCGATTGAGGCAGCAGCAGCTGGCGCGCTCTTGCCGGCCACCACGCCAAAGTCAGATGCAGCCGATAGCTTTGCACCACCAAGCGATTCACCTTTGCTTAAAAGCATGATGTTGTTCAAACCATACGACACACCCTTGTTGCCTGCCTGGTCATAGGCGTAAGCATTCAAAGACACGCGGCCATAGTCGCCAGAGACAATATCTTGTGATCCAAGAATGTCATGGCCATGGGCATCCACTGCACCAGGCTTATTAGTGGACTTGGTGTTGAAAAAGTAATGCCCTGCATACTCTGGCCCCAGTGGTGATCCATCCGATTTGACTTCTGTATCGCCATCACGCAAGGGATTGCGCACAGTCTTTGGGATTTTGTCCCCAAATTTGGCGGTCAATGCGGCCTTGGCTGCCGCTTTCAATTGGTTGACAGTTTCGGTGTCTGTCTTTGGGACCAGCACCTGGGTGGAGAACTCTTCTTTGCCGTTCATCTCATTCTTACGAGCAGTCAATGCTGAGAAATATGAGAAACGAACTTTGCCGGTTACAACTCTGGTCATGGTTTTTTCCTTTTAAGGGTTTAGGTTTTTACGTTTCTGTCGTCAAACAGAAATTGCACTTTAGCACAAATGCAGATATGATCGCAACAAGTTAAAACGAGGAAACGAAAATGCAGTTATTCCCCCATCAGCAAGAGGCCAAGCTCTTTTTGCTGTCCAGGCGCAGGGCCATCCTGGCCGACCAGCCACGGGTTGGTAAGACGCTACCCACAGCAGCTGCTGCCCTAGAAAACCTACCAGCCCTGATCGTTTGCCCAGCCATTGCCAAGACAGTCTGGGAGGCGGCTTTCAGCAAGCTGGCCCCCAATGTATCGGTCCATGTCATCAATGGAAAACGTGAGGCTGCACTGCCAAATTCAGCAGATGTCACCATCATCAACTACGATGTTTTGCAATATGGTGTAACACACATTGACAGATATAACACTCTAGTTCTCGATGAGTGCCACCGGCTATCAAACCCAAAAGCACAGCGCACCAAGGCCGCAATGGTGGCCATGAAGAAGATTGACTACGTCTTTGCACTCAGCGGCACCATCGTGCCAAACCGCCCAGCAGAGCTGTGGCCCATCCTGCACGGCCTTGGCATCTACAGGGGCGGCTGGTTTGACTTTGTCTACAGATACGCAAAGGCATGGAGTCCACCATGGGGCGGCCTTGATGTCTCTGGTGCTTCCAACATCCCAGAGCTTAAAGCCCTGGTCAAGCCCTATATGCTCAGACGCAAAAAAGAAGACATCTTCATGGACTACAAGGAGCCACAGGTCAGCCTAATCACCTTTGACTTGGCGGTGGACAAGCGCGAGCAAAGTTTTGATGCCGATGCCTTGATTGCAAACCCCAATGCCTTGCTGGCCTTTGAGGGTCTGTCAGAGATCATGCGGGAGGCTGGCATTCGCAAAGCTCCATTGGCCATTGAATTCATCGATGATTTGCTCCAAGCTAATGAGCCGGTGGTGGTCTTCGCGCACCACAAGGAAGTGGTGGCCATGCTGACTGAGGGATTGAAAGAACACAAGCCCGTCATGGTGGTGGGTGACACGCCTAAGGCCCAGCGCCAAAAGAACATTGACGCATTCCAGTCTGGCCGGACCAAGTGCTTTATTGGCAACATCAGCTCATGTGGTGAAGGCATCGATCTGTCCACTGCTGACACGATTGTCTTTGTCGAGCCAACTTGGCAGACCAGTGCCTTGGAGCAGGCCAGCAGCCGAGTCGAAAACATCAACAAAAACGGCATCAAGCCATTGATCTATCTGCTGACAGTGCGCGCATCACTGGACCACACTGTGCTAGATCGCGTCATAAAAAAGCAGAAAATCATTTCACAAATCATTTAACCAGGAGAAACCATGCAACACGAAACCCGAAAACACGCCCGACTCTCAGCATCCCGAACAGACAGATTCATGCAGTGCCCAGGCAGTTATCGCCTTGAATCCCTCATGCCCTATGAGCCAGCAGGCGAGGCGGCTGCCATTGGCACAGCGATCCATGAGCTGTCAGAGCTTATTTTGTCAGGCAAGGAAGTGCCAACTGGCACTGATCAAGACCATGTGGCCATGGCCCAAGGCTATGCCGACTTTGTCAATACGCTGGTCGAAAACCCGCGCAAGAAGCTCATCGAGGTCAACCTAGATGAGGGCCTCAAATCCCTGCACCCAGCGCTTGGTGGCACGGCTGATGCAGTCCTGGTCGATGGGGACCATCTTCATGTCGTGGACCTAAAGACTGGCCGAGTGGCTGTGGATGCCACCGACAACAAGCAGCTGCTGACCTATGCCCTTGGAGCCATGAGGCAGCTCAAGGCGCCAAGCACCATCGAATGCACCATGCACATCTACCAGCCCCGTGTCGGCCACAGCAAGTGGACAGTGTCTGGCAACTACTTGGAGCTGCATGGCAGGCGCTTGCTTGAAGCTGCCGAGCTGGCGCTGACTTCAGACGCACCTACAAGCCCATCACCCGATGCCTGCCGGTACTGCAAGGCCAAGACCATTTGCCCATCCATGCGCCAGAAGGTCCAAGAGGTCGCTAGAAACGATTTCAAGCCTGACACCACTGTTACCCCTGAGATGCTGGACAACGCAGCTCTCGTGGCCGCATGGGCCGATGCCGTGCAGTCTGCTGCCAAGGCTCAGATCACTGAAGGCAAAGCAATCACTGGCTGGACCATGCGTGCAGGCCGCAAGACCAAATTCTGGAAGGATGAGAAGCTGGTCATGGAAGCATTCAAAGACAACTTGAAAGTGTGGGAGCTGAAGTCGCCCAGTGCTGTCTTGAAACTCGGGGTCGAGGTTTCCGAAGACCTAGTGGGTGAGAAGGTGGCTGCGGCTTCCCTAGTCAAAGAAAAATCCAAGGAATAGAATCCATCCCTCATTGCCCCAAAAAGAAAGCCCTGGTCCAAGCGCAAACTCTGACCAGGGCAAATTCAACTCAAGGCAACTCTCAAAATGAAACCCCAACCTAAAGGAATTTCAGTGGTCATTCTAAACCAAGGTGTTATAGTATTTGAAGCCACGGCTAGGGTAGCTCCCGAAAAGCAGACTGAATCACTGCCTGCCGATGCGCTTTCACATGATTCGTAATCGAAAGATTCATCGATGTCTAAAGAGTCGCTGGCCTCCAAGGCCCATCCATCCTACGCTGTGGCAATAGAGATTGCCAACGCATGCCCAGAAGCTCTCTTCTGTGGCTTTAAAACAAAACCCAAAGCAGACGGCACGCACGCCAAAATCCCCGTCTCAAAGAACGGCACTGGTGTTGGCGCTGACATTGACCATGATCAGCTGGTCAATTGCTCTTTATTGAACCAAATGATCTACCCACCAAACGGGGCAGATTATTGGGGCATATTCATGCAAAGCCGCATGACCTATGACCCGTTCAACGAGCTGGTGCTGACCATCCTGGACCTGGACACAAAACGCTCGACAGCGCCCCGTGACATTCGCATGGTCAAGCTCATGGACCAGGCGAAAGATCGTGGCCTACTTACCGAGCGCAGCCACAGCAAGAAGGGCGGCCACATCATTTTCTTGGCCAAGCCAGACGAGACACTGCCGCCAAAGATTGACCTTGGCAATCACCAAGAGATCGAAATCTTTGGCCATCCTGGCAGCGCAGGCAAGAACGTCATGCTGACTGGCGACTCTATGCGTGGAAGCCTCATTGAGCTTGGCTGCACAGTTAAAGAATTTTTAGCCGCAGCTGGCATCCAAATCCAAGAGCCAAAGCCAATAGCACCAAGCCAATCCTTTGACTTCACCTCAATGCTGTCCAAGGGCAGCCAAAGCGACTTTGACAAGGCAGTCGATGCGCTCAACGCCATCAACCCAGACATTGACTATGAAGACTGGATTGCCATTGGCCAGGCACTGCACTCAGAATTTGGTGAGCAAGGCCGAAACGCCTGGTATTCCTGGTCAAGCCTTGGCAGTAAATACCAAGGCGAGAAGGACCTAGACAGCCACTGGAAGTCATTTGGCAAAAAGGACGGGGTCAAACTTGGCACGCTCTATAAGCACGCCATGGACCATGGGTGGCAGCAGCCGACAAAGCAAACTGAACGCAAATCAGCTGTTGAAGACTTTGGCATCAAGTACATTGAGCAGCCATCAACCCCAGAAGAGAAGCCCAAATCGCGCTGGCAGCCAGTCAGCTTAAACCTTACAAAGCTCGATCCAATCGACTACCTGGTCGATGGATTCTTTGCCCACAGCTTCTCAGTCATTGCTGGACAACCTGGAGTCGGCAAGACCACGGCCATGCTGTCTATTGCATTAACTGCTGCTGGGTTTATTCTCAACAGCGAGATTAAGTGCGAGGCCCGTAGAAAGATTATCTATGTGTCTGAAGATACTGCCCAGGTGAAAAGATCACTCTACGCATATTCAAAGCACATGAATATCGACCCGATTCAGTTAAATGATTATTTCATTTTGATTGAGTCAATCAGGTCGACAGCCGATGAGGTGATTGAATTGGCCCACAATGTCATTGAAAACACCATCAACAATGAACGGCCATGGGTCATTATCGACACGGCCAATGCCACGCTGGACATTGAAAATGAGAACGACAACAGCCAAGTTGGCGCTTTCATGGCGGCTCTTAAGCAGACCATTTTCACAAAGCTGAACACATCAATCTGCATCATCACGCACACGGCCAAGACCATGTCCAAGGAAGATGACAGCGCCATGGCCCGAGGCGCGAGCGCCTACACTGGAGACGCGACACTGACAGCTGTTCTTTTCATGGACGAGGAAAACAACAGATATCTCAGGCTTATCAAGACACGCTATGAGCCAGTCTTCAGAGAAGTGCTTCTCATCTCTCAGATGCACCATGAGGCGGTCATCAACCGGCACGGCAACATGCAAGATGTCAATTGCATCATCGTCACACCACAAATATCAAGTGCTGAAGACAGAAAGCAGGCCCAGGCTGAAAGGATTAACGATACAAAGCAGCAGCGCATCCAGGACAAATGCGACAAGGCCGTGAACTATGTCCAGTCAGTCATCAACAAGCACCAGCAAGTCATCATCAGAAAAGGCAGCCATTGCCCCAAATTTCCACCACCAGAACTGGCCAATCACTACATGCTGGAGTGGTCAGAAATCTACCAACAAGTTCCAGGCTCTGACAGAAGTGATGTCAAAAAGGCGGTCGGAACGGCCATCTTTAAGACATTCAATGACACCGAATTGGCCAACCTTTGGGTCCAGTTGACATGATTAAAACTGCTCAAAATATAGGCACAAAGTCGGGGGGACGAAGGGACGGTCCCTTCGATGGTCTCCTCGGTCTCGTCGAGTCAATTGCTCGGAGTGTATTGTCAGATATGCGCACTTTAGTGCGCATTCTGACATCACGCATGAGAGGTTTTTTGATGTCAAAAGTCGAAGGGACGAAGGGACCAAATGCTATAGGGCGTCCCTTCGACTTTGGGGTGTTTTTAGGGGGAAAGCATGATTGATGAATGGGACGATAGAGTCTGGTGCAAAAATTGTCGTCACCTCGACTTGGTTGAGCAGCGAAAATCAATGCCAGCAGAGCAGATGGAAAGACATCGGAAGGTCAACGCAAAACCACTCCAGTGGATGTTTGACCAGGCAAAGATCAGGAATGGATGGGCAACTGTCACATGGTCCGAACACCAGTGCGGCCAAACTGGCCTCGCAGCATTCCCGACCGATGTCAAGCACCGATGCCACATGTACCAGGCCAAACCCTCGGCAGTAGAATCCGAGGAATGGTGGTTGACATAAAGCGCAAGCGAAAAAGCATTGAACACATTGACCAGGTCAAGGTGGTGCAGCACATTCGAGCGTTCTATCCCGATGTCATCATTGCAGCAATACCCAATGGAGGTGATAGAAGCCCTCAAGAGCGCGTTAGGCTGCACAGTGAAGGGGTATTGGCAGGGATGCCAGATTTATGCGTCTTAGAGCCTAAAAACGGGTTTCATGCGCTGTTTGTGGAGATGAAGACCAAGGCCGGTGTGGTCTCAAGCAAACAAAGTGCTGTAAATTTGCAGTTAAATGCAAAAGGGTATCGAGCAGTAGTCGCCAGATCAGCTGCCGAAGCAATCAAAACAATTGAGGATTATCTGAATGGCCGAACCAAAACGTAAAGCACAAACACTTGCAGAAGTGGCAGACAACATTGCCGAAAGGCAAATGGGTCTCAAAGAGCAAGCAGCTCTTGCACGCAAAGAAGCTACTGATGTCAACAAAAAGATTCACGCTGCCGGTGGCGAAATTACCATCCTAGACAGACTCTCCGAAGGTGAGACCATTCTCAGCTTGGCAAGGTCGTTGAAGGTAAGTCACACGGCTTTTTACGATTGGATTGAAAGAGGGGGCGAGGCGCGGGCTTCTGCCCTTGCGCGTGCGCGGGCGCGTGGTGGCCGAAGTTTAGCAGAGGAAACGCTAGAAATCGCAGACACGGCCACGCCTCAAGAGGCGCAGGTGGCCAAGCTGAGAGTGGACACAAGGCGCTGGCTGGCCTCTAAGCAGGCTCCAGACGAGTATGGTGACAAGCAGCAGCCACTGGTCAACATCGACCTGGGAAGCATGGCCCTTGATGCCCTGCGTAAGCGAAGCATCGTATCAGTAGACGATTCTGAGTAAATGAATACCGAAGCATTCAGTCACTTTATACAACGACCATTATGTTAAGTGGATAAGTCGTTATCCACAGAATTAAGTGCATTAAAGTATTACATGATCAGTTATGCACAGGAATCTGTGAATAAAGTTGACCAAAATCCGTGGATAACCCAGCGGTGTCCGGCTGGCGGTCGGTGGCCGCGACCCCCCCCTTGGCCGGCTTGGCGGGGGCGGCAGTGGCGGCACTAAACACCTACAAAAAAAATTTTTAAAAAACTTTTGACCTAGTTGACATAAAACGCAAAAAATATATCAAAATACACACTCCACAAACAACGGAGCAAACGAATGAAATCAAAGCTGGCGACAGTGGTCCTCAAAGGTCAAGAGTGGATAGTCTTAGACACTGATGAGGCTCAAGACAAAAAAATCTTCTGCAAGCTAATGAGCTTGGATGGCACAATTGTCTGGCACGCATGGGTGGACATTAACTTAATCGTGGGGATAATATGAATATCACGTTATTAACTAAAGTCAGGCAATTGTTTAATGTCGATTATGTGCCTAATAGCACTAATAGACATAATCAGAGACAGTATATTAAGGCATTGAGAATATTGGGTGATAAGTGGCTAACGCACCCAAATAATAAAGTGCAGAAAATACAGTGATTATTATTTATTCAATACTGATATTCAATGTAATATTTGTCTTGTTTATTTTATACAGGGATTATATGAATAAGAAACAATGTCCACCATGCAATGGAAATTGTGATCAGGGTAGAAACTGTCCGGCCAGAAAATGAAGAGTAACTTTGTAAACAATCACGTCAGGCTCAATGGCAACTGCCATGGCCACAAATTACAGCTTTGTAATAAATGCGCTGTGATGAAGCCACCAGAGGGTGGGGTGGAGATGAGTGCGACCAAGTGGGTGTGTGCATCGTGCTGGACCGACAGGATCACGGGCCAGAACCTAAAGCAAGCGAGGATGAAATGACTGATTTGTTGACAGCTTTGCACTTGTCGGTGGTGTTGCTGGATTTGAAGATTCGGATGATGGAGGCTATTGAAGAGGAGAGGTTTGACCTGGCGATGACGTATCACTTGCTGATACTGGTCAGGACTGATGAGCTGTCTGCGCATAAGTGGGCGATGAGTCCCAAGGCTTGGGCCATCTATGAGACCATCCACCCATGAGTAAAGAAAATGTCTTCAGTCAGTGGGTACAGAGGTATCAGCCGGACCCCGTGCTATTTGTGCGTGAGGTTTTGGGGGTAGACCCTGACCCATGGCAGGTGAAGTTTCTTGGTGCAATAGCACGGGGGGATAGGAAGATATCTGTGAGAAGTGGCCACGGGGTGGGGAAAAGTACGGCAAGCAGCTGGGCCATGCTCTGGTACTTTATGACGCGAAGTCCCGTCAAGGTGGTGGTCACAGCGCCAACGAGCAGCCAGCTTTATGACGCGATGTTTGCGGAGCTGAAGAGGTGGATCAATGCGATGCCTTTGCCCTTGCAGGGGTTACTGACTGTCAAGCAAGAGAGGATTGAGTTCAACGCTGCACCGACTGAGATGTTTATTTCGGCCAGGACATCGAGGGCAGAGCAGCCAGAGGCTTTGCAGGGAATTCACTCTGAGAATGTGATGCTAGTGGCCGATGAGGCTTCTGGTGTGCCAGAGCAAGTGTTCGAGGCTGCGGCTGGATCGATGTCTGGACACAACGCAGTGACGCTATTACTGGGTAATCCGGTGAGGTCTAGTGGGTTTTTCTATGACACGCATACGCGCCTGGCTGATGAGTGGACCACGTTTCAAGTGGCGTGTACTGACTCGCCAAGGGTGTCGGATGAGTACGTCAAAGAGATGGCCATGCGCTATGGCGAGGAGAGTAACGTCTACCGGATCAGGGTGATCGGTGAATTCCCCAAGGGCGATGATGACACTGTGATTGCCATGGACTTGCTGGAGAGCGCGGTCAATCGAGATGTGGCGCCAAGTGACTACGCGCCCATGCTCTGGGGCTTGGATGTGGCAAGGTTTGGATCAGACCGAAGCGCCCTATGCAAGCGCCAAGGGAATGCGGTGACTGAGAATATCCGGACATGGAAAAATTTAGACCTGATGCAACTGACTGGCGCGGTGGTGGCCGAGTACCAGGCGCTGCCACCGAGCCAGCAGCCCAAGGAAATACTGGTCGATTCAATCGGCCTTGGCGCTGGGGTGGTGGACCGGCTACGGGAGCTGGGCCTGCCGGCCAGAGGGATCAATGTCTCAGAATCACCGGCCATGGGTGGAACGTACAGAAATCTGAAGGCAGAGCTTTGGTACAAAGCAAGGGCGTGGCTTGAGGCCAGAGATTGCAAGATGCCAAAGGATGAGGTCTTGATTGCTGAACTGGCCACAGTGCGGTACTCATTCACTTCAAACGGCAAGATCGCCATTGAGGGGAAAGACGAGATCAAGCGAAGGGGTCTGCCAAGCCCCGACAAGGCCGATGCCTTTGTCCTGACATTTGCCAGTGACGCAATCATGGGGATGTACGGGTCAGCATCAGGCAGCAAGTGGTCTCAGCCCCTGCGCAGAAATCTGTCGCGGGTTGCATAATTGATGCCAGAAAAGCTGGGCGAAAAAATTCCGCCCAACTATTTTTTTCAACCAGGAGAATATCCATGATGACCAAAGCGCAAAAAAAAGTTGGTAAGGTGATGGGAGAATACAAGGCCGGCAAGCTCCACAGTGGTGGCACTGGCAAAATTGTTAAGAATCCTAAACAGGCCATTGCCATTGCAATGTCTGAGGCAAAGATGCCCATGCGCGGTCAGCGCACGGCAAAGAACAAGGCGAAAAAATAATGGCAACACTACAACGCACCATGAGCCAGGTCATGGACAGGGAAGAAGGCGAGGACATGGAGGGTGGTGAGAACTGCCCATTGCCCACGCAAGACATTACCCTCAACCTAAAAAACCGCGCCAAGGCAATCACCAGCGCAGGCTATGGTCCTGAGAATCCCAAGCTGCCAAACGAGGCTTTTTGGCGCAAGAAGGCTGACCAGTGGGATGTGAGCATGGATGACGCAAAGCAGTCTCTGTGCGGAAATTGTGCGGCATTCAACGTGTCTGACAAGATCAAAGAGTGCATTGCCCAAGGCATTGGCATGGAAGCTGACCCATGGGGAACAATCAAGTTGGCCGATCTGGGTTACTGCGAAATCTTTGACTTCAAGTGTGCAGCGAGTCGCACTTGCGATGCATGGGTGGTCGGTGGCCCGAACACTGGCGAGCAAGAGGGCGAAGACATGGAAGATGAGGGAGAGGAGTGATCTGCCCCATCGTCATTGCCACTGTCAAGGGTCATGGCCTGGCCGTGCTGCTGGAATCCATCAAGCAGTACGCGCCAGAGTGTCCGGTGTATTTGCGCGGCCCAGAGTCGGTGATTGAGAGTTTCCAGGCTGACTTCAAAATCTATGGCCAGCCAAGGAGCTTTGGCGAGGACTACAACGAGATCATCGAGGCGGCCATGAAAGACTGGTCATCGTGCATTGTGGCCAATGACGACATTGTGCTGACCCCCACCAGCGTGAAGGTGCTGATGGAGGATGTGGCCATTGTCAGGACCATGAACAGCTACAAAGCTGGGTGGGTGGCGGCAAGGTGTGACGCTGCCAGACCTTGTCAGAATGTGCGGATCACTGATCAGCCTGAGAAGCTGAACTTCTACAAATTCCCATCTGAGGCCCACATTAAATTGGTCCAAGAGATCAGCCCCATATTTGCATGGATATCAAGTGATGCATTTGAGGAGGCAAAGTTTCCCCCTCTGAATTGGTACAGCGATGATGTTCATTGTATGGATTTAATCCAAAAGGGCTATGGCCACTATGTAAGTGCAAGCTATGTCCACCACATTGGCTCAAACACCATTGGCTTTAACGCGCAAAAACTGCATGAGGATGCGCTGCCATGGCTGAGAGAAAACAGGCCAAGTTATGCGAGTGCCTGGTTTGATTCTTAATCTAGGCTCTGGCAAAGACTGGTGCGCTGAGTATCTCAATGCAGATATACAGGCCAGCAAGAATCCCGACTGGTTGGTCGATATCAGCAAGATCAAGTGGGGCGACACGCTAGAGACGCGCTTTGGGCAGCTGGAGATCGTGCCAGGTATGTTTGAGGTGATTCTGGCCAATGATGTGCTGGAACACATCCCCAACCTGGTCGATGCCATGACCAACTGCAAAGAGCTGCTGAAGGTGGGCGGCCAGATGCGCATCCATGTGCCGTATGACCTGAGTCTTGGCGCTTGGCAAGACCCAACCCACGTCAGGGCATTTAATGAGAATTCTTGGAAGTATTACACCGAGTGGCACTGGTACTTGGGCTGGCCAGATCGGTTTGAGCTGACAACACTGGAAATGCGTCTCTCAAAGGTGGGAGAAGCACTAGAATTGCCACAAGACGAAATTATCCGCACCCCAAGGGCTGTGGACTCCATGTATGTGGTTCTTACAAAGGTCAAGCCATGATT